GACCAAAGACTCAAACACAATAGAAGAAAAAGATAATTACTTCTTTTTAAATGTACGGTAGGTTGCGAAACCTGCAAGAGCAACAGAACTCAACCACAACACCATCCAACTATAACTGGGTGGTGTTGTTTCTTTGGAGTCTTGCTCAATTGTTGGTGTAATGTTATAGTTTCGGGATAGTGGTTTTGTGGGAACTACTTTTGTTCCTCCTGCACATCCACACATTAACAAAGCCATTACCAATAATAAATTTTTCATGTTGAACCTTTTCCTGCAGCATTACCAAAATAGAAACCAACGATAGTTAGAAGAATCTGTCGATTCTCCTCTGTAAAGAGATATCCATATACCTCTTGGAATTTAACTGAAGTTTCTCCACCGAATACCCAAAGGAATGTCGGAGATGTTTCTGTTACCTCTACAACTGTTGGGATTTGGAAAAAGGGAAGAATGAATGGGGCAATAATAGTGCCAAACAAAACGGTGCAAACGATTGTTCTTCGAATTACTTTACCCGCATCAATACCGACTCTCTTGACTGCTAAATCAGCACTTTCATCTTGTCTCTTTGAACGAGCCATTGCCCTTTCAAACATTTCTTTTTGGTCTTTTCTTTTCTCTGACCAAAAACGAAACAAGAATCCTGTTGCGCTACTTGCAATTAGTGTTAAAAACTCTGGTGTTAAAAATGCTGACACTGTTACTTCTCCAGTTCATCAATCTCTTCTTCGATACTGTCGATGTCTTTTCGAATTTCTCTAATATCTTCTTCGAGATTGGATATTACTATTCTAAGTTTGGTCAGTTCATGACCAATTTTCCAAAGAAATCCTACCACCGCAATGATGGAGGCTGCTATTAAACTATTTAGGATTTCTGGCATTTGATTATCCCATCTTTCTCTCAATGATTTCGTAGTATAACTTCTTACATATGTAGTATGCATCAACTATATCAGAAACAGGATTTCCCACTTTTGTAGATTTGGGCATGATGGAGTACATGATTTGTTTATTAGTTTCTCTAACAAAATGTTCGTACATCAAATCTTTTGTTGCATTTCCTTTTGTTGTAGCAAACTTTTTGACTTGTTGTGGTGGATAGATTGAAATGGGTTTTGCATCCTTCCACAACTTATACTTTAGAACGCCTGTGTTTTCTGCTATATGAAAAACCTTTCCCTTAGAACCATACGAATATCCCTCTAGAGAAATTTCTTCACAAGGCAAAACAATCTCTCTTGCCCAGTCTGCAATCGAACAGTATCTTTCTTCATCGGCACCCCACTCTGATAATCGTTCACCATGAATGTTTCCCATAAAGGTTGTGGCCTTGGTTGGTTTATCGGTGAGGAAATGAAATGTGAGATTTTCCCATTTCCATTTCTTACCATTTAATACACAAATTGCAGGACTTGTCAAACTATAATCTATACCAGCAATAATCATTTTTCACCCTCACAAACCGAATAGTTCGTAATCTTATCATCTAACCAATTGTAAATAACATCTACCCTGGCAAAAGAATTTTCTGTTATGAATTTTTCCTTTCTTATGGATAAACTTGATGTTACTCCTACAATGTATTTATCACCACCAAAAGTCGCAACTGCTGGGCCACCAGAATCCCCAAACCAAACACTTGCTTCATATGGTAATGTTTTGAACAAATCTTCCTCTCCAATCAGTATCCCATAGTACCAAAACACATTTGGTTTGCTATGTTTTTTCCATCCTCTAGAATATCCAATCACATCTATAGGATAACCTTTTGACATAAAGTTGTGTTGTGCGATTTGTAGAGGTTCTATGTCTAAAATAACGTCATCCAAAACTAATAATGCAACATCATTATAGAACAAATATGATTCGTTCTTAGGATAACGAATAATCTCTGTTATACCGTATAGTCTACCATCAAACAATTCGAAAAATAATTCATCGTCAAACACAACGCAATGTCCGGCCGTGAGAACAACATTGGGAGCAACTAATGTTCCAGTGCATGATGTTCTGCCATTTTTAACCAAACACCCAACCTGTGGCCATGGGTCATCATTTATTTGCGTATTGATAAACCCTTCTATTACTGGATTTTTTTGGATATCATCTATATCCAAACCACTTGTTGTTTTTAGTTGGGATGAACAAGCCGTGGTTAACGCCATTACAAACAGGATTAAATACCTGTGCATTCTACTATCCTCCCAATATATGTAGGGAGAAAAGCGGAAAAATAGAACATTTTTAATAAAGAAACGACCGTTCGTATGAACGGCCGTTTCGGGGGAGGATAATAGATTAAAATTAATCTATTGGGTAAGGTCTACTAATTCACACGAACCTGCACTACATGCTAGTTCTTGTGTACCTGATGTATTGTCTTCTTTTTCATATTCACTTAATTCTGACCAATTCACATCCACGGGCATCTTCTTAATTAGTTTATCATATTCCCTCTTACCACAATCTTGATATGGTGCTTGTTTGTATGTGTGGTCACTGTGTGGTAGGAACGATACTCCAGAAACCTCATTGAAGTGTTCCCATACCCATGCACCAACTTCTACCCATTCGTGTTCTTTGACTGTAACGGTAATCGATGGTTTATGTTCACACCAGTGTCTTTGATATGTCAACCAAAGTTCTAACTGTTGAATTGCTGTCATGTCTGTTCTGCAAACCGAACCCTTTGGAGATTGCATCGGGAAAGAGAAAACCATAGTGTGGTCTGGTTTCATAACATCTGGTTCACATGGGAATCCTTTTTCCTTCATGAAAATGCAAAGAGGGTCTTTTACATCAGCACGAACCGTTCGAATATAATAGGGATTATGTCGTGCATGAATACCTGATGCAGAATCAACTAGTTGTGATACTGTGCCAGAGGGTTTCACACATGTAATTGCTGCAGATGGTTCGATACCCAACTTTTCTGCCCATTCCTTATTTACTTTAACACATTCTTTTCTAAGTTCTGTAAGAAGTTCTTCTAGTCCCTTTGATTGGCCATTGGTAAGTTTACAATCCATAATACCAGTAAGAGAAACACCAAGAAGTCTTTCTTCTTGACAGTTCTTTTTCCAATCACTTGAAAGGTAACGGAAGTCAACAAGAGTTGATTGCCATGTTCCAAGGATGGTTGCTAGTCGTACCTTTTCTTTCAGAGTTTTGATTGTATCATCACTACGAACTACAACTTCTGTGAGGTTACAAAACTCTCTTGGACGTAGAATGATTTCACTGCATGGATTTGTACCGAAGTCATATTCGGGGTCACGGCGTCCTTCGAGTTTCTCAACCGTACTTTTTGCTGCAGCACGGTTAAAGATTCCTCGTTCACCACTCTTTGACTTATAAAGTGCCAACCACTCTTCCATAAAGGTTCCGATTTCTGGTTTTGTCTTATATGCAACGGAGTTGTTTGCTAATGCTCTTTGACCATTTTCATACCACCACTGACCAGACTTTGCATCTCTCATTCTGTCATCCGTTAATGACGAAAGTGAAATTAGTGCTGACCTACGAACACCACCAACCACAACAACTTCTGCTACTTTACAAACAATATCGTGACATTCCATACTGGTTAGTTTTCTACCAGATGCACCACGGAATTTAGCAACTGTAAATTTGAACAAGTCATTTAGCGGGTCGGGGCCTGATGCACGACCACCAAAGGTCTTGAGTCTGGCACCTGCTGGTCGAATCTTTGACAAATCCCATTGAGGAACACGACCACCTACCAAAAGACTACAAAGTTCTTTATATGCTTTTGCCCATCCTAGTTTGGAATCTTGAACTACGATGGTAGTATCACTCTCTTCAAACTCTTCAGAAATGGTTGGTAACTTCTCTACTAAACCTCTTTCAACGGAGAATCCTACACCTGTCCCACACATTAGGATGTAAAGAATTTCATCGAAACTTCGAAGTTTGTCCACAGGAATATACGAACAGTTGTACCCCGCAACATTGTCTCTATCTAAAGCATCTCCTGCTGTCATAAGTGCTCGCATGGAGGGCATAACCCGTAGGTCAATAACAGACTGTTGGAGTGTGTTTCTATCTTCCTCTGACAACTTATAATTGCAAACATCATCAAGTTGTTTATTGAAGTAGTTAAAATATCTTGTTACAGTTTCGTTCCAAGTTTCTCTTCTGTTCTCGTCTTCCATCCATCTGGAATATCGAGACAGGTGAATAAAGTCTTGGTATAGTGTGGGTAAACTCATTTTCAATTCTCCTCATAATATAGAGAGTTTTAGTTCCTGTTGCGTTTTATTTATAACTCGCCGCCATCAATAAGTTGGCCGCCATCTTTTCCTAAAGAATCTTCAAATGCATTCATATAGTCTTCAGTAATAATTTCGTCTGTTGTAGCAGTTGCAACTTTTTGTACTGCGAGTCCGATGGTCGGTCTTGTCTTTTTTAATATTGCAAAGTTTATTTGGACTAAATTAGTATTACTAATTCTACTAGCCGTGATACTCAATCCACTATTAGCATTAAATCGTATTGAGTCATCGTTATCTACAAACTGGGTGTAAAGTACATCGTCATGATTTTTTGCTATAGCAGTGAAACCGTGGTCGGCATGTTCATCGGGACTGGGAATGTTAATATTTACTTGGCCCCGATTTCCTTTTGTTACATTGACACCACCGCCAGTAAAGTTGATGTGTCTGGCATCTTTGTTTACAGTTGTGCCTTCAGACATAACAGCAGTTAAGTTACCACCGCCGCCTTGCATAACAATCTTTCCACCCTTACTTGCTTTGGCGAGTTGTTCAATAAACTTTTTATCAATAGTTAATGTTCCATCTTCGGCAATATTAAGAGGATAAGTCGCTGTGGCGATGCCTGAGTCCCCTGTATCACCCTTTTCGCCCCGTTCTCCTTGTGGGCCTTTTTCACCTCGTAACCCATCCTTACCTGGCAATCCGTCTTTACCATCAAGTCCTTGTGGGCCTCGTTCCCCATCTTTGCCGTCTGCACCGTCTTTACCATCAAGGCCGGGCAATCCGTCTTTACCATCTATACCGTCTTTACCATTTATACCCGGCAGACCATCTTGGCCATTGATACCATCTTTGCCGTCAATACCATCTTTGCCGTCAATACCATCTTTACCGTTAGCACCATCTTTGCCGTCAATACCATCTTTGCCGTCAATACCATCTCTACCATCGGTGCCTGGCAATCCATCTTTGCCATCAATACCGTCTCTACCATCGGCACCATCTTTGCCGTCTTTACCATCGGTGCCTGGCAATCCGTCTTTACCATCTATTCCATCAACACCATCTCGGCCATCAGCACCAGCATAACCTCGGTCACCTTTGGGCCCTGCCACATATTCAGTGAGAGTTTTTTCTACTTCTTCAATCAATTCTGTTTCTTCAACTAGATTATCTTGTGTGAGAGTCACAGAACAATTAAACATAGAATTAATCTGTGCCCTATCACCACCAAATTCAATAAAAAATCCATCTGTATCCATTAGAGTTACAGAGTCTTTACCTTCACCGAATATAATCTTTTTGTCTGGTCGGTTATACTCTTCTACAAAAATAAATTGAGAATCTGTTTCATATCCTTCGATGTTTCGCAATAGGACAAACATATCCCCGTCTTCATTTAGACCAGAGAATAAATTTGCATCACCATCAAATGTTTGAAACCTATCAACCATTCAGAATATCTTCCCACGACTTCAACGACTTTGTTTCTTCTTCATTGAGAATCGGGAACTTGATACCATGTTCTCTCATTGTTCTATTACCGATACTCGACCCAGGCACCTCAACACCCTCGAATGTAAATGGAACATTCATTTTCTTTACATGTTGACTGTATCCCTGTGCAATCTTTCCAATCGATGTTCCTGTTCCGATTTTAAATTTGTTTCCACTGGGTTCAACAATCTGAATGTTTCCTTTTTGTCCAATGACTGCTCCATCCTGTTGAAACTTTTTACAGAGGTCTTTGATGATATCTTCAAATTCTGTGCTAGACATATCTTCATTCTTTGGAACAAAGTATGACCGTTCTACTACATCTTTCAGTTTATCTGCTGGACATGATTCGTATGGAACATCTTCCAATTCACATTCTTGCCAGTGACCTACCAGTTGATAAGGCCCTAGTTTATTACTATTCAACTCTCCTCGAAGGTCACGGTTTCTTTTGATGTTTTGCTTCTTGTTGTAGTTTCCTCGGTATGCCGTGATGATGGCAAAGTCTCCCCCAGATTCATACTTGCGTATCAATCGAGAAAGACCTGCCTCGGAGATGAGGTTGTTATTTGTTGAGTTTGCTCCCCAATCATCGTACTGTGTCGGGGGTTGGTTGTAATCAGTAAATCGCAACATTGTAATTACTCCAAAATAATGTGGTTATTATTATTTAGGTTATGTCGTTAGTTGAGTCCAAGAAACTGGGAATAGTGGTTGAATAATTTTTCCAACTGCTTCGGCATATTGCTGAATTTCCCACTGTGCATGTTCGTCAATTCTTTGTTTGTAGAATCTTGCATATGCAGCAAGTGAACCAGTCCAATACCATTCGGTGTACATTCCTTGTGGTAATGCGAACCTCGCTTGTTCGGGTGCAACATTAGATGCAATTAACTCTTCATATGTTCGCAATGCTCTTTGCATGAGAAGTCTGTAAGATTCATAAAGGGGATGCGTTGCAAACCCTCCTGATGTTTCTGCTCCACCATCAACACATTCCAACCAACCATCACTTCCTTGTTTTGCATTTCCTGTTGGTCTATGTCTGAATTTTGGATAATAAAACTCAGGTACTTCATCAACGTAACGGCGACTAATTTCATTCTCAACGAATCCTTGCTTGTGCTTAAAAAATTGTGTACGGATAGAAATTGGTGCTTTAATTCTCAGGGTAATTTGTGGGTGAGCAAACGGTGTCCAGTGATTATGTTTTGCAAGATACTTAATCAGTTTTACATCACGGTCTGATAATATTTGAACATCAGAGGGACGAAATTTAGAGTTAGTTTTCTTTAATCTTGTTTCCGTTTCTTTGTCTATGTCCCACTCAGTCTCTTTATTAAATGATACACGAGCAGAATTGCAAACCGTTAGGTCACTACCCATACTATCCACCAAATCAACGTGTCCATAATCTAATACTTTTTGTCTCACACTTTTCTCCAGTCACGAAAACGAAGTGACGCTTCTAATCCATTAAATGTATTATCATCAATGACCTTTTGAATTTCTCTCGTTGACATCTTGTATGCCATGTCATTGATATCCTTCTCCATGATATAGTTAGGCCAGATACAAACATCTCTTCCCAACTCAATTAGTTTTTCAATGTAACTACAAATCTGTCGGTTGCGTGGTTCATTATCAAGAATGTATGTCATTTCTGAATTACTAAAACGAAGAGGAACTTCTTTTAATGCACCAGCACCCACCATTGCTGTTGAATTATTTAAGAACAAACTATCTAATGGCCCCTCAACCACATAGACTCTTTTCTTTGGGTCTACTCTCCAGAGTCCATACCAAAGTCTATCAATACTTTTATCACCCTTAATTGTCATATATTTTACAGTTGTTCTTGCATTAGATTCGTCTTTCATGTTCAGTGCCCTACCCTGAACAGCAACGACATCACCATGACTATTGAAGAATGGGATAACCAGTCGTTCTTCTTTACCACAGAACTGTAGGGGGTCTAATTGTTTTGCAAATGAACCAAAGTCATCAGTATAATACAACAATCCCCAATGTTGTTTTGGAATAATTCTCATGTTTGCAAATTTAACAGCAGTGTGATCATTTGGTAAATCATTTAGACACTTTAACTGGTCTAGTAGTTTATCCTTCTTTTTAAATTTTGGTTTTGAATCTAGAAATCTAAACATTTCTTCTTTCTTCGCTTTCTTTGGTGCTTCCTGTCCGTCCCTGTAATTTTCTAAACTGTATTCTCTACACAGTGATGGTTGAATTTGCTTCAAAAAATTGTAAACATTACTACCATGTCCACAATTATGGCACTTGTAAAAGAAGTCATTACCCTTTACATAGAAGTATCCTCTAGCCTTCGTTTTCTTTTTCGAAGAGTCTCCACAGATTGGACAAGAACAATTTGCAAGGTTTTCTTTCTTCCATTTAAAGTTCCTCAACTGTGGAGATACACGATTGATAAAGGTCTTATCTAAGTAAATAGACATTTAAATACTCCAAGCACCAAGGTTGGTGTCTTTCTTTTTAAATTTATCTGTGAAGGTTTCGTTAATTATTTCTTGTACACCCTGTTGTACCAATCCAACCTGTTCAGATTCATCAACTTCATATAGTTTCATTTTAGAACGGTCAATTCCAAGAATGAATTTTCTATTTGCAGCCAAATCATTGTATCGATTCTTCAACTGTTTAATCATAACCTGATTGTGTTCATCAAGCTCTTCTGTAGCAATTAATGCAAACATAAAATCTGCCGTTGCAGGAAGACCGAATGACTCTGATGTATCTTCAAGTCCGACATCCGTGCTGGAAAATCCCTGCCGATTCGTTTGGGTTGCCGTGAAAACTGGAATGTTATACTCCACTGCTAGTCCCCGCAACTCTTCAGCAATTGCCTTGACAAGAGTGTATGAATTGATAGAGTTTCCCTGTTTATATCGAACCGATGCACAGATGTTCAAGTAGTCAACGAAAATTACATCGGGTGCAAAACTCTTTTTAATCTTGAGTTCTTCCAACAGGTGCCTAAAGTGATTCACATTTGAGGTTGCTGTTGGATATTCTTTGATTAACAAATCACCTTTGATATTCTTAGTTGCTTCGAACAACTTTCGAGCATAGACTTTCTTGGACAACTGTTTCATATCATCCATAGAAATGTCCATGAGGTTTGCATCGATTCTCTCTGCGATTCGTTCTTCTGCCATTTCACATGTGATGTATAAAACATTCTTACCCTGAACCAGACAGTTTGCTGCATGGTGACACATGAATAGTGATTTACCAACACCAGTTCCTGCCATGATTACATTTAGTGTTTTTGTAGGAACACCACCGTTTGTAATCTTGTTCATGTACTCCAAATCAAATGGAATCTTAACTTCCTTTTGATGATAGAATTCATATCGGTCTTCTGCATCTTTTAGATAGTCGTGACCAATTGCTGTGTCAAAAGAAACAGCCAATGCATCCGAAAGAATCTTCGGCAGTGCATGGGTATCTTTATCCTTTGACTTACCATCGATAATTTGAATAGACTCTAGAATAGCATTATAGATTGACTTGTCCTTACAGAACTTTTCAGTCTCATCCACCATCCAGTCAAGATTTTCTTGTGGAGGAGTTTCAAAGATTTCCTTGATAACTTCTTTACAAGAATCTATTTCTGGTTGTGCTAGAGTCTTTTCATCTAGAGTAATCACCAACGCTTCTTTTGTTGGTGCATCATTATACTTCACAAAGTAAGTATCAATAAGTTCAAAAACGACCTGTTCCGATCGTTCTTGAAAATAGTCCTTCTCAATGAAGGGTAAAGTTTTTCGAGTATACTGTTCGTTAAGAACAAGATTACTCAGTATCAGTGTCTCGATTCTGTCCATTATCTGTTCCTGAAACGGCAATCATGCCGTCATCTTGTGTCACACTTTCTAGAACAACGCATGTAACTAGGTTGCCCAAGTAATCATTACTATGTTTTCCATCCTCGACAGGATTATCAAAATCAATGTCACTCGGATTGTCTAGGATATCAGCAGAGAATGAAACTGGAATGTTGCCACTTTCTTCATCTAGTTCACCAAACTGAACATTTGTGTATCGAACGATTAGTCCTTGTTGTGGGCCTTTCTCCTCGACCTTAACAAACAGTCCAGTATCATCTACCCACAAAATCTTGTAAGGTTTACTCTCCGTCTGCGATTGTGATGACTTCTTCTTCGTCTTCTTCGTTTTGGTTGCCATATTTAAACTCCTTTGCTGCGGCTTCATCTAGAGCCTTCATAATGTCCTCAGTAAAATACTTGTCTGCATCCTTATACAAACTCTTTTCGTATAGTTTAGTTCCGTTTGGAAGTTCAATTCGTGTGGAAACTTTCTTGAAAATTCCATACTTGATTCCCAAATCCACCAAACCATAATATGGATGAAGGCCTTCATTGTAGTCCAACATAACATCAATCATTGAATTCTCTTTTGTCAATCTACTCTTGAACAACTTACAATGAATAATGTTTCCAATAATGTCTGTTCCTTCTTTGACCTTCTTCTTTGATAGGTATACGATAGTTGAAGCAGCATACTTCAAACCAGAACCACCACCCATAGTCTTTGTCGGGAACATAGAACCAACAACATCGTAGGTGTGGTTTGTCATAATCATCGGAATACCTGCCTGTCCCAACTTCAAAGTAAGAACACGGAAAGTTGCCTTAATCATTTGTGCTCGGGTCATGTCCCGTGTGCCTTTACCAGCAGCAGTGTCTTCCATTTCCTTTGTAGTCGAAAGCATTCCAAGAGAATCCAGAACAATCAACATCGGCTTCTTGTCACTTTTCTTTAGTTCCCGATAATTATCAACAATTTGAATTGCTTGGTGTCGGAACTCTTCAACTGTTGCGACAGGAAAAACTGCAACCCGGCCTGGGTCGATTCCTCTGTCACGAAACATATCAGATGTTACCGCTGATTCACTGTCAAAATAAAGGACAACACCATTATCATTGTCAGCAAGAAACTTATTAACAATGCCCAAACTAAAGTAGGTTTTGCCAGTAGCACTCTCCCCAGCAATAGCAACAATTTTATTGTCAGGTATACCACCATAAAGGCTACCAGAAAGAAGAGCATTGAAAGAATAACTCCCTGTGTCAACAAAGGCATGTACATCTGCCCCCTCCAATCCATCATTCAATGAAGATGCATATTCATTACCCGATGCATTAATCATTTTTGATAATAGTTCACTCATACTTAGATTCCTCCATAATTTTGTTTAACTTAGTTGTAATTATACCAAGTTTTTCAACTTCGTCAACTACTTTTTCTACATGTTCTTGATTAGTTGTTTTTGACAACATCATTTTCTTAATCTTTGGTTTATGATATTCAATCGTTCGGTTTAAGAATTCTATTAAATACCGTAACTCCTTTTTGTCTAAATTCATTTTAAAAATCCTCCAAGAAACTTATCCAAACAACTCTTCCAGTGTTGTTCGTCTTTCATGTGACCAACCAACAGAATCTAAAATACTTTTGAGTGGGTCTGTGAAAGACTTCGTGAACTGTTCTTCATAATCTACGAAATCATGAAGTCCTAACTCCTTTGGCAAAGAACCAGAAAACGAAATAACTTTATCACGAATAGGATTTGGAATCTTAAGATACAAGAACTTAATCTTATCACCCTCAACAATTTGTTGATACTTTCGATTCAAGTTTTTCTCTTTGACCCAGTGATTGAAAAGCAATGCACCCTTTACCGCAATCGGTGTAGACTTTCTGTAAATGGTTGTTCGGTCTTGATACCTACTCAAACCACTGACACCTCTAGGAAAAGCAATTTCCTCTGGAGGTAGACTCATAAATTCAGAACGAACCTTCTCGATATATTTGATGACTGTATCTTCATCGGTTTGTAGAATCAATCGAATAGATTCTTTTAGTTTGTCACGAACAACCTGCGGGGTCGAACTTCGAGTCGTTTCAATGCCCATGATTTTTAGTTTGGGTTCCGAATAACGAACACCTTCCGAATCATATACATTCATCATGTATCGTTTCTTTGCAGTCCACACTGCCTTATCTGCGATACACTCTCTGTCCATGACCATCTTGTTTTCATATGCATTCATTGTGTTAGCAAGTTCATCATATTGTTTCTTGATGAAGGGAAGAATTATTTCCTCCGTTGCTTTGTTCAGAAATTCAACCACCTCTGGTTTAGACTTATCTCCACATACCTTATCTACAAGATTACCAAGACGAAGATAAACACTATCTGTATCACTTGCGACAACATAGTCATAGTCTTTAGTTCCAATAGTTTGATTTAGAAACTCATTGAGTTTATCTGCAATCCATCGGATACTCAATTGTCCAGACAGTGTGATTGCTTCTGCCAAATCTACATCATAGTATCGAAACCACTCGTTACCAATCGCACCGTAAGCACTGTTCAACTGAATCTTACGAACCTGTTGGAAGTTATGATACTTTGCAATTTCATAATCGAGTTTCTTGTTTGATGGGTCTTTCTGTTTTTCCTTCTGGCACTCAATCATTTTCATTTTGTACATCTTACGCTCTTTGTACATCTTTTCCATAAGTGCAGGAAGAAATCCCTGTTTCTCTCTGGAATATGAAGTGCCATTCGCAGCAATGGAGTAACCATTAGTCTCTGGAATATGCCCTCTAAGAATGGCATTTGGATTAACAGAGTAATCTGCATCTGTGTCAATCTTTGTTTCAGGACTGATGTTGTACTGCATAATCAAGTGAGGATACAGACTGTTTAGGTCAAGAGACACAACCCAATCATGCATACCAACAATAGGGTCTTTCACATACGCACCTGCATACTTTGCATCCTTTTGTCCGTGAGACTTCATCGGAATCACAATGTTTTTTGAACTAAGATAGTGATAGATGATTTGATCCCATGTCTTCACCTGAGAAAACACATCAGGAATATTTACTTTCGCTGAGTATGCCAACGCAAGTGAAAGTTCGATGAGTTTAAGTTTCTCCTCCAACTTTTGAATCAGTTCGGTATCTTTGACATTGTATTCGATAAACTTTTGGAAGTCTTGTTTATAGAATTCTGCCATACTGTCGAACTCTTCGTAGGATAACTTTCTTTCACCCAACTCAACAAAAGCAATATGGTCTAGTCGATAAGATTCCTGATTGACATATGTAAACTTCTGATACAAGTCTAGATAATCTAATGTGGAGATACCTTCGATAATACAAATCGGAAGTTCTCGATTCATCTTCTTCACTGTTCTGTTGATGATTCGATTCCACGGTGACAACTTGTTTGTAATCTTATCACCCAAAACTGCACGACATCGATTCACAAGATAGGGAATATCAAAGAACTTAACATTCCAACCTGTAATGATGTCAGGTGCAAGTTCACTCCATCGTTCGATGAATGTTCCCAGTAGAATGTCTTCATCATCAAACGATTCCCAAACTAAGTTAGGTTCGTCTGGAAGAGCAAAGTCACCCAATCCGTAAACATACTTTGTGCCGTTTACGATGAGTGTAATCGCATTGACCTGTTCGGTCGGGTCGTCAACTTTTGGAAATCCGCCATCACATGTAGTTTCGATATCGATGTATGCAATAGAAATTTTCTCGATATCATAATCTACTTCATCAGGATGAAGTTCACCAATGAATTGATAAATATAATCCGTGTTACCATATACTTCAAATCCATGAATGGATTTATACTTCTCGATAAACTCCTGACAGTCCGACATGGTGCCGGGGTTTACGGATTCTACCGATTTCCCTTCAAGGGTTTTCCACTTAGTTGATTTTTGTGTAGGAACAAACAGAGTCGGTTGAAAATCAACCTCAAACTTTTTGGGTTCACCATCATAAATGGCCCGACAAAGAATCTTGTTTCCCCGCCGAGAAATGTTTGTATAAAAATTTGACATAGGCCTATTGTAGTACCTTTTTCACTTTTGTCCAGTATTTAATTGTAGATTCTTTTTTATGTCCGTTTGGCCCACCATTGTGCTGCCTTGCACGGTCTTCGTTGGTGGGTGTTCTTCCCAATCGCTTTGATGTTGCATATCTTTGCCAATAAGTAAGAACTACTTTTTCGGCATAGTCTTTATCATAACAACTTTCATAACCGTCAGAAAGTTCAAGGTCATCATCGTCCAACCATGTAACTGCATCATACCAATAGTTGTACCAAATCTGGTATGCGCCAATAGCGTTTCCGTTGTCACCAACGGTATTTGGATTACAGTTTGATTCTACTTGGCAAATCGCATCAAGTAGTTCACGATGATTCGTCTTTACTGGAGATGTATCCGCTAAACAAGACCATGTAATTAATGATGTCAACGATAGCGTCATTATAACTTTCATTTTCAACCTTTAGTTTTCCTGCCTCAACAAAAGTACTCAAACGAGAAACCTTATCAATCACCCGAACCAAGAATCCTTGCTCTGTGGAACAAACACCCATTGCTTCACATCTTTCAAAGTTAGCAAAGGGGGTTTCTCCTCCCTTACCAGCATAGTCATGATTTTTTGTCTTCATGAGTTCTTTTGCGGACTTGCAAAGAGCATCATGATGCTTTAATAGTTCTTCACGATTCATTATATCCTCCTAAACACCAGTACTACCAAATCCGCCTGTACGCACAGACTCATGATGTTCAATATTATACACCGAATTTAGTCTATAGTCAAGCATTTTTATCATTTCACCTTGACAAATTCTTTCGTTGTCTTTTACCCAAACATTACCACCCGAAGCGTTATGTAGCAAAACAAATACTTCGTGATGATAATCGGCATCAATTACACCTTCACCATTCGACAATCTTAAACCATGTTTCCATGCTAACCCAGAACGTGGGTGAATCCTAATAGAATATCCAACAGGAATATTAAATACCAATCCAGTGGGAACCTTCAATCGTTCTCCTGGCATTAGTAAAATACCAGAAGAACCATCTTCCAATTCTTCTGTATTGAAAATTTTCTTTAAGTTGTATGGACTGTACCCCTCGACATCGGGAGTAAAGTTTGACCGAATATCAAAACAAGCCGAATGGTTTGTCGCAAATTCTAGGTCTTGTACATTGTCACGCAATTTTACATAATCTAAATTCATAATATATCCTTTGTTTTAACCAAATGCTTTTACAATAACTTTTCCATTGGCACCAGCTGCACCACTCACATTAGTCTGAGAGGCACCACCACCTCCACCACCGCCTGGTGCAGTTCCGGCTTCTGCAACGAAGTTTGTTGCACCATCACCACCTGCACCACCAT